CCTGCGGCTGCGGTGAGCAGTGCGCCAATGGAAGAAGTAGCGCCTGCGCCGCCTACGGTAATGGCGGTACTGCCTTGGGGAATAGCGAGCGCAGCGTTGGTAGCGACCTTACCACCACCACCGCCGCCGCCACGGGTAGCACCAGGGCTACTACCGCCACTCCCACCGCCTCCCACGACTAAGACGTTGAAATTCATACCTACGTTATTTGGAGCAGCCCGTTAGTGTTGTCGAAGTCAAGCAGAAGGGTGTCGCCATTGGCGAGGGTGAGGCTGCTTCCATAGTCGTACCAACCGATGAGCGGGCCGCTTGCGGCGGTAGAGTTGTAAATTACGATGTAGCGGAACGGGCCAACGGTACCGGTTGCGGTGAGCGTCAAATCGGCAATGATGAGTTTGTAAAGCCCACTCGACTGCGATGAAGAGGTGAGGGTGATATTGCGGCTGGAGCAATTCGTGTAGGAAATTTCGGTTATGTTCGCTAAGACAGTGTTTGTCGCAACTGGCGCGGAGTTGGTGAGCGCAACTTTGAGCTGGTCAGAGCCGAGGTTGTGTACTTTGTTCGATATGTCCGCGACGAACGCGTTTATTTTGTTGAAGCTCGCCATATATTATTTGTTGCTATCGCCTCCAGTGGTCGTAATTTGACCGCTCATGCTTCCAGTTTGGCCGCTGCCCGAGATAGTGAAACGTGGTCGGCTGTCGCGGTTGCGGTTTCCGTAGAAGTCTTTGATTGCCTGTTCTTTCATTTGTATTGCTGCGAAGTAGCCGGAAGCAGACGGCAAGCTGTTCGCAATGGCGTAGTCGTAGCCGACCCACAGCGGGATGAGCTCATGGAAGAGGCTGTTGAAGCCAGGCGCTGCGGTGCCTGTGCTCAGGTCACTCGATGAGAATTCAATAGGGCCACGGGTGAAGTAAACTTTGAGGCCTGCAGAGACGGAGTAGTTGGGTTTCGGGTAGAGGAAGAACGAATTGCCAATGAGGTCGTACTGGATGGGCGTACCAGCAGTCGGAAAGTACTGCGCTAGCGCCGTGCGCTGGCCGCGCTTCAAATCTTGCTGGTCGATAGGGTCGAGCAAGCTCCACGTTGTCCCGTTGGGCTGCAAGACTTCAAGCCGGTCAATCGTGAGATGTGCTGCGGCGAGCGAGTAGTCTTGCTGCCCCGAGACAAGGTTCGTAGTGGCGATGGGAAGGTCAGTTTGGTTGGTGTCGTCAAACTCCCAGCGTTCATCGGCTGAGAGTATGAGCGAAGAGACACGATTGAGTGCGACGTTAATCGCAATGAGCATATCGGCATTCGTGAACGAAGATGCGTTGGTCTTCGTGTAGAAGTAAATCTTGTTCTGAATGTCTGATAGCGTCATGGCATTAGAAGGAAGCGGATACAGCGCACTTATCGTCGCCGTCGGTTATGCGCACGGCAATGCAGCGCACCGCATAGAACTCGTCGCCGTACTGCAGCGAGCCGATAAGGGTTGAAGTGCCTGCAGGAGCGGCGAACTGGCCGATGAGCGTACCGGAAGTCGAAGTGCTGAGATTTTGGCTAAGCGCGTTGTAGTACACCCAGTCGTTTTCAGTAGGGTTGGTCTTGTTGGTTACCTGCACGCGGAACTGGGAATTGCCGGTGTTACCTGTGCCGAGCGTATCGCCGCGCGTGAAGAAGAAGGTAACTTTCTGTGCGCCTGCGGTGACGAAGTAACCCCTATCAATAGCGCCGTTGGAGTTCGTCCAGGCGGTAATGTTCGTTGAGGTTGCTGAGGTGCTTGTGGCAAAGCCTGTCTGGTTTGTTGAGGTCGCAAAGAACGTGTAGGTCTCGTAGGAACCGGTAACTTGGGCGTAGCTAGTCTGCACATCGCCGAAGGCTTTATGCCACGAGGCGAAGAACAAAGTTGCGGCCAGCAATACAATCGCGGCTGCGACTGCGAGCACCGGCCATGGGTATTTGAATGTTGCTTTCATATTGCTAGCGAACTGGGCTGAAGGCTGCTCTCGAAGCCCTCAACCCAGCCCGCTATTAAGCGAGCTTGGTAATTAGGAACTAAGGAACTCTGCTTGACAGGTGCCGGAGAAGGTTGAGCCAACTCCACCGCCGCCAACTTTGAAGTTGAGCCATTGGTTCGGAGCAAGCACGGTAGCAGCACCGGCTGCAGGCGAGGTGGAAGCCTGTATAAAGGCTGCTTTGCTTGCGCCAATGTTGTACGTGGTGCCAACGAGGGTAGTGGTTGCGTCGAGCGTACCAACGCCGATTTCAACGATGAGAGCGCTTGAAGAACCCGTGTCGAAGCGTATTTGCGCTGCTTGCAGGGTGCTCGTTGCGGCAGGGCCTTGTATCGCACAGGTCGTCGACGCGTTTGAGAGCGAAGCGTTCTGTTCGTAGGTGTGCGCCCCACCGATGCCTATCCAGTTGGTAGGGAATTCGGTGTTCGACAACGCGCCAAACGGCGGCTGCACCGTTGGGGTTGGCTGCGGTATATGGGTTACGACCCACCCACTTACGCCAAGGGCGAGTGCTGCGACGAAGAGGGTGAGTGCTTTGAGGGTATCCATTTGTGTGAATGGATTAGCTGATAATTAGAACTGCGAAAGTGCTTCGTCGAGCTCGGGTTTAACGCGAGCGAACGCGTCTGGATTTATCGACGCTTGGAGCTTTGCAACAAAGGCCTGGAAGGTCTTCTTATCAGCGTCAGGGTGTTTAGCCTTGAAGCTGTTCGCATGATGCGCACCCGCTGTTTTAAGGGCGTTTGCGGCAAGCTGCTCTTCTGGTGATAGTTCTTTTGCCATTGTGGTTGTTGCCTCTTGGGCTTGTGTGGAGAGCGGGGTGGTGGGTGGCGCTCCCCACAGCAGCCCGAGAGGCTGCATGTTATTAAGCGAGGGTAATAGCGACCGTAAGCCCAGCATTCTGCGTCCACAGCTTGTGGCCAATGAGGCCAACTGTGGCTACTTCTTTGCCGGTCTTGCCCGAGACTTCTTTCTCGATGAACTGCACGCCGCGTGGCGAAGCATAGGTCGAGACGTTCTTGACGCCGAAGAGGCGCTTGCCCGACATAGTTACGCTGATAGAGCCAAGCGATGCGGTCTGGAAGGTACCCGAGCGCGCAACGTAGATGTCAACGCCCATGTACGACTGCATAAAGCCGTTGTTGAGGGCTGCATCTGCGTAGCTGAAGCCGGACGCAACTTGTGTCTGGATAAAGCCGGTAACGTCGGTGTTTTCAATAACGAGGAAGAGGCCCTTGTACACCTGGGCGAAGCCCATCACTTTGCCGATGCAGTCGCCCATGATTTTGGCGATGTTCGACGGAGTGGTGAAGCCGCCTGCTGGGGTAGTGTAAGTACCCGTGGCGTTGGTACCAAGGCTGTTGAGCACGTATACGTCGATTGCGTGCGCGACGGCATAGTTTTGGTTATCCATGCGGTCGGCGAACAAATCGAAGTTGTTCATCACACTTTCGAAGTTGAATATCTGCTCTGCGTATACAATTTCGTCGGTAACGGTGAGCGTGTCGTCCGTGAGCGTCCAAGCAGAAACCGAGTAGGTGCCTGCAACCGCTTGCGTGGTAGCGGTCGGTTGACCCGAGTACGGGTTTTGGATGCGGTAGTTGTCCGAGTTATCGACTTCGCAGATTTTCTCGGCAATGAGTGCATTGCGGAGCACTTGCTGCATGGACGTAGAGCGATACTTATCGCGCCACGCCCTAGTACTAGTTGTGTTCATTTAGGGGGTTAATGTTAGAAATAACCCCACTACCCAGCGCTTACTTACCTAGTTTAGCTTTCTGCGCTCCAATGCGTGCCGCTACGAGTGCTTCGATTTGGCCTTCGGGAACTGCGTCGCCCGAACGTGCCTTTTCGATAAGCGCCTCGCCCGACACTTGGGAACCACCGCGTGCACTACGGGTTGACGTAGCGGCTGCGGTCTTCCGTTCATCAGCTCTTTCCGAGAGGATGCTCTTGAGGGTTTTGTTGTTGAGGGCTTCGGCTATCGAAATCTTTCGGTAGGATGCAAACTCAACTACTTCCTCAATATCGCCGCTGTCGGTGATACCTGCGGCCACGAGGGCTATCGTATCTTTAGAGATACCGGGTGCCTCTTCCGCTTTAGCAGTGGCTTTCTTCGCTCGCTCGAAGAGCTGCTTGTTCTTCTTTTCAAGGTCGTCGGTCTTGGCGGCTTTCTCACGAAGTTCTTTCGCTTCAGCGGCGGTCAACTCGACGGTTTCTTCTACTTCAGTGGTCTCTGCTGCCGCTGCGTCAGTCTCAGTTGTTTCAAGGACTTCTGAGCCGTCCTGTTGGTTATCGTCCATTTTAAGAGATGGTTACTCTGATAATGTAATTCTACCACGAACTGCGCACTCTACTCGTCAACAAAGTTATCAACAGTCTACTTCGAACTGTCGGCTGTGGTCTCTGCAGAACTTTTATCCTCCTTTTCATTGGCGAGGTAGCGGAGTTGGGCAAGCTGCATCTCGAGGTGGTTGATGAGTTTGATGCGGCTTAGAATGGAAACTTCTCGGTCTTGCGGTGCCATTTGGTCGAGCGGTAGGCTCGTCCACATGTCGACTACCTGGCTAAAGGGTGCGTTGAAGTCTACGTCGGGCAAGAACACCTTGCGGAGCACTTTCAAGAGCGGGTCATTGTTTTGAAACGCGGACTTGATGAGCTTTATTTCATCGTCCGTAATTCTGCGCTGTGGTTTATCGGGCATGGGCTATGAGTTATTTTTGTAATCCTGCTAATGGGGACTGCGTAGGCATGGGCTGCTGCATCTGCGGCATCGGCATACCCGGTTGTCCTTGTGGTTGAGGCTGCGGCTGTGGGGCTGCAGTGGCGGTGGTCAACTCGATAGGCGACACAATGCCGGTGCTATCGAGAATTTTGGAGAACACCATCTTGGCGTTCGGGTCTTGCAGTATCATCGGGTTCGAGGCGAGCGTCTGAAGCACGGTGGTAAGCGTCTGGTAGATGGTCTGCTTATCGTGCTGCTCGTTGGTAACGCCGATATCCAGCTTCCACTCAAGGTCTTTAAGGGCTTCGTTCCAGTTGACATCCCCCGGCGAGAGGAAACGCTGGTTACCCAATGGCGCAAGCTCGCTCTTAAGCGCTCCTTCGGCCTGTGGCTGGTTGAATGGTGAGGGAATGCCCCCACTAAGGATTTGCTCCTTCGCCTGGTCGTTGTAGCGGCGGATAGCCTCACGCGGAATGTACATGCTATCGAGCTTCTGTACCTCGTGGTCTTCGAGGATGGTCGCTATCTCGTTGCCGTGGTTCAGCTGGGACTTGAGGTGCGGAATGATGAACTCACGCATCATCTCTTCAAGGTAGAGGCCCTTGTTCTGGGTCATAACCTCAAAGAACGAGTTTGATGCTTGGGTCAGTAGGGCTGCCTGGCGGTAGGCGGTCTGCGAGGGCAACGTGGTGCCGCGCATTGCATCCGGGGTTGAGGTAACCTCTTTTGAAAGAGAATCCCAGGCTTCACGGTAGGCCTGGATATTTGCCGTGTCGTGGCCGCTGTTGTTCACGGGCTCAAGCGGCATGTTGGTGTCGTGTACTAAAATATCGCCCGTTTCTATCTGGGTAAGCACGTTGCGGTTTGCAAAGTTCTTATCAGCGGTCTGGAAGATGAGGCGCGAGGCAAGGTCAAGCTGGTCTTTCCACTGCTTCATCGTGTGGTTGGTCATCCACTGCGCGTCAAAGAGGTGTTCAACAGCGCCAATGGCCAAGGTGCGGCCGTCTTCCTCGATGAGGTGCGTTATCAAGTACGGGTTCTTCGCCTCTTTGCCCTTGTAGAGCGTGAAGTCTTGGTACTTGCCGTTCTTGTTCTGCACGTAGGACACCACGTGCATCTGCTGGCGGTAGTTGTCCCACGCTTTATCGTCGGCGTCTTGCGGGTCGTCCTTAAGCAGCGGCTCAGGCAAATTGCCGTGTACCTCGTAAAGTGGGACGAACTCGGCGCGGTTGTCCTTGGTGGTGCCGTTGAGGGTCTTACGGGCTTGGATAGCACGAATGAGGTCTTCGACCACCTCTTGGTCGTACTCTTTAATCCCTCGAAGCTGAGCAGGTGTCTTGTAGAGCTTCTCAATGGTGGGAAGCGCTTCAAAGTCGATAGGGTCAACGATGAGACGGCTCCAAGGGATAACAGCTGGAATGAGCTTGCCGTCTTTAACCACGAACTTAACGACTGCCGAGCCGTACTGGGCAAGCGTGCGTCCCCAGGTCTTGAGGAACAGGCCAAAGTGCTGCCGCTTCATCCAGTCTTGCAAGAGGATGCTCGCCACAAAGGCGGTTGCGACCTGGTCGCTCGCGGTGGGCTGTATGGTTACGTCCTTGCGGTCAAGGTCGGTTGCGCGGAACCAAATGTTCACTGCGGCGGTCACGATATCAAAAAAGGGCTTGTCGCGTCCTAAGCTGTCCTTCTCGCCGGTAATGTGCTTTGAGTTGAGGTAGGCGAAGATGCGTTCTACCGTGTCTTTGAGCGAGAAGTTCACATGCTCGCCTAAAAGCGTATTACCGGAAATGTAATTAGTCTCTGCTTTGCGGACTATTTCTTGTACGCTTCGTTCTTCCATGAAGGTGTAGTGAAATAATTATACCACGCCTATTACTTCGAAGAGTTCAAGTGCCCTCTGTTGATAACGCGGTTGAAGTGCTCTGCCTGCGCTTGCACTACTTCGTCGGGCAAGTAGTCGAGCATTGAGACGATAGCGTAGCGTATCGCATCCATGGTGTGGTCAAAGCCTGCTTCTGGTTCGTTCGGCGAAATGAGCGCCCCGTTCTTATCGGTCATCCACAAGTAGTTTCGGTACTCACGCGCGATATTGGCGCTGCGGCGAGTGTAGGAGATGCGCTGCTGCTGCACGATGTTAATGCCATGCCGGATGCTGTCCTTGCCTTTGCGTGCGCCAATAACGCCCAGGCCGTAGGTCTTCAGCTCGTCGATGCTCTTTGGTTCTGCACTGTCCGCAACCACGAGGGCGCGCGAATCGTTGAGCAGTATGTCGGCTATCTGGTTATTCTGCAGGCCTTTGAGGTAGGTAATCTCGTCGAGAATGTAGCCGCCGTTGTGCTTATACACCGCGACGATAGCGGTAGGGTCGTTGCTATAGCCGAAGTCAAGGCCATAGCGCTCAAGGCGTGCCTCGTGCGGTATGTCGCCTTCCCACACTTTCCAGTCACGGTAGATTTTGCCTTCGACTTCGCCAAGCTGCCCTTCGCCGTACACCTTCCACCAACCCTTGCGGTTACGGCGGCTCTCAATGGACGCTTTGATGTTGGGGTCGAGCGCTTCGTTATCCAAATACGTGAGAATGATGTGCTCGCAGTCCTCTCGTGATTTCACAAACTGGTAGAACCAAAACTCGTTAGTGGGGTTCCAGTCGAGAAAGATAAAGTCCTTGGTGCGCACCTCAAGCTCTTCGAACGCTTCAAATGAGGTGTTGTTGCACTCGTTGATGAACAACCTATCACGACGTGCGCCTCTTACCTTTTCCGGTTGGTCAACGCTGAAGAACTCAATCTGTGAGCCGGTCTCAAAGGTGTAGACGCTATTGGTCTTATCCCACCGTGCATCTTTAAAGTAGCCGTGCGTCTCCATGATGAGCAGGAAGTCGCGCATCGCACCGCGTCTGAGATGCGGGAAGCTCTCGGCCACAATGCTGGTAAGGGTTACTCGCTTGTCGGACTGCGCGAGCGCAATTAGGTAAATGAGAATGGATACGGTCTTAGAAGCCGAGGTGCCTCCCTGCACTGCTCGTATACGCTTACTTAAATTGGCTACCCGCTTGGTCGCCGTGGTCTGCTGGTACATACATGATAGGGGTAGGAAGCTGTTGACCGTCAGTGGTTATATCTAGGGATGCAGGTGCTTTGCCAAACAGCTGCTCGCCAAACCAAAGTGCAAGCCGCATATCGCCCATGTAGCTTTCTAAAATGAACTGAATGAACTTTGCGCGTTCTTCTGGATTTATGTAATCACGAAAGGGCTTCCATGCTGGGCCTGGCTTTCTACCTGCTCCAATTCGTTTTCCGCCTTTCGCCATATGAATAAATTCTAAGTCGTGGCTCTACTGAGCACTTGCTCTTAATCGTATCATGCTTTCTGCCTTCAAGTGAGTGAGCCCCAACCCGTACATTGGACTTGAAAGATTTTCCGCATACTCAAACAGTGCATCTTTCGCAGCTCTGGGCATCAGTCGCTTGATGAACGCGTACTGCGCCGCAAATGCTTCTAGCTCTTGTGATTGTCTAAATTGCTTGTCGAGCAAGTACTGCTGCCACCATAAGTCTGGTGAGGTGAATAGTTGTTGCTGCGCTTGGTGCGTAGCTTCGTGTATCCACACATCTTCGGGTATCTCTAGCTTGTGGGGATTGTAGAGGATGCTGCCATAGGCAAAGAACGGCTTAGAGGTGCCGAGAGGAAGTGCGGCTTTGATAGCTGCGTAGTTAGGCGGGTAGGCTTTTCGTTCTTTCATTTACCGCGCAGCTTGGTTCTTCATACGGCTCGGTTAGGCAACCTTGTCGAACTCCTGGGTGGTGCCGTCGCTGTGGGTGACCGTGACTTTCATGTCGTTGACCACAGGGGCATTGGTAAAAACCTGCGTAGAGCCGTCGGCCTTGGTTATGGTGACGCTGGTATCGGTGAACTCAATTT